CTGAGCGAACCATCTTCCGCGCCGCGCGTTTCAGTCGCGCTTTCTTCCACAGACGCGAGATCACAAGTCCGGCCGTTTCAGCGAAGAGCTGGCTGTTCTTCTCAACACCGCCGACAACCATAGCAGCACGCGCGTCAACGTCCGGGTCGCGGGCGTAGAGGAACGAACTCAGGATGTCGATAAAGGTGCCGATCAGGTTGGCATCTGACGCCCAATTCTTACCCGAGTCACCGGATGCGTAGCTGCGATCGGTGCCGTATTGTTTGCGGGCGTCCTTGTCAAACGTACGAGCCTCTTCGTATTCAGTCCAGAGTGCCTTTACGTCGTCCTGTTCTGCTTTCTCGTTCTCGTTCGGTGGGTCCATTGATTCGAGAACTTCATTAGGGATTTCGTCTGCCATGTCTTACCTCGAGGATTTGTCGCGATTCTGCGCCTTCGGGCCACGTCTGTCAACGGTAGCACACTTCGCCAGTATCATGTCTTGGCTCTTCGTATTCAAGCCATGCTTGTGTGAACGGCTTGATTCCAGTCTTTTTGCTCTCCCTATTTGGTGCTTTTGTGACCCACTTGTCGATCATGCGCCCCAGCAGCCCTGCCACGTCAGCCTTGTCGTCGTACCGGCCGGCGGGCATCGCGATGAGCTGATCGACCAGATCGTAGGCCCACTGGACCTTCGGCAACCAGACAGTTCCCGCGCTGACGCGGGCGCCGAATGAGGCACATTTCGCGCGCTTGTCCTTCATGCTCGGTAGCGTGCGCACGTCGACAAAAACCTCTCGCTCGCGCATGCGCCGGTTGATCGCCGGGCGAATTGCCTTGTCAATGACACCGCCCTCATTAGCCCACATCACCAAACGTCGGTCCTTACCTTCGCCTGTGTACTTGTCGACCAAGTCGAGGAACGCGTCGACCGTTTCGTCGGGGTCCTTCTGACCTGACCACCAGTCTATGAACCAGAGGTCGTTGTTGCCGTCGATGCCGGCGACACCGTGCTCAGTAAAGTCACCCCCGTCTTCCGTGACAGCGTAGTCCGACGCACCGTACAGATAGAGATACATCGGTGCGTCTTCCGGGTCGTACCAGTTGAAGTCTTCTCGCTTGAAGTCGCCGCCACCTTCTGGTGTTGGTCGTTGCTGATACAGCGATGACCATGTGCGCCGACCTTCGCGCGTGTTCGTCTTCTCGTACTGCTGCCAGTGGCGTGGAGGGAACCAATCGGTCCACAGGTACTCGCCCGGTTTACGGCCGAGCGGGTCGTCCGGTCGTTCGCACTTGGCAGGAATGTTAATGACTTCCCAATCCATGCCGTCGGTGCAGCGGATCACGCCCGAGCGACCGTCGTACTTTTCAGGGAGCAACTGGCCGGACAGGTCCATCTCGTGCCAGCGTGTCTGAATGATGATGACCCACGCGCCGGGCTTCAGTCGCGTCATGACAGACTCGTTGTACTCGTCGACAGTCTTCATGCGTATCTGTTCCGAGTCCGCGTCCTCGCGGTTCTTCACAGGGTCATCGATCAGCACGCCGTCCGCACGGTTGCCGGTGATGCCCGACATGATACCGCCCGCCAGCATTTCCGCACCATTGGAGAGCGACCATTCACCCTTCGCGTCCGTGACCATCGTCACAGGGTCGTCCCAAATCTGCCGATAGTCTGGTGATTTGCACATTGACTGAATGCGACCTGACTGCTTGTGCGCAATCTTGTCGTTGTACGAAGTCAGAATAATCCGCTTGTCACCTTGCTGGTGCGGTGGTGGCGGTCGCGACATGTCCCATGCAACTCCCGCGTTGCCGTACGTCGACTTAGCCGAGCCCGGAGGCAAGAACATCATCAGACGCCCGTATGGCGTGTTCATGCAGTTCTGGATTTTTTCACAGATCAGTGCGTGATGGTCCGCTAGCAAATCGGCAGCCGGGCCGACGAGGTCCTCGTCCGGTTTGAGCGCATCCATCGGCGCGCCGGGCAGATTCACATTGAGGACGAAACTGCTCAGACTTGTCTGACAGCGTTTACGACGAATTAACTCATGAGCAGCTTCGCTAGGAGATAAGATCGCTGTAGTCGTCGACGGGTTTTGTTGCGACATGCGTGGCGGTGCCTTCTATTGCTTGTGCGTTCCGAATGATGTCTTGTAGTTCTGGTATCGACAGTTCGGCTTTTTTAGTTTTGTCACCATCTTCGACGGACACTTCCGCGCGCGTCAGTTTTGGTACTGCGAATTCGAGCAGCTTGAGGTACATCTCGAGAGCGGCTTTTGGCCCGTCAACAACTGCGATCGTGTCGATCCATGCTTGCACACGTTCAGCATTACCCTCGACAAGTTGCGTCAGACCAAAACGCATTCGCTCCACCATCTGCTTGCGCATGACGGAAGAGCTGAGTGTGTCCGGCAGTGACGCCCGGCGCGCGGCCTGTCGCTCGGCTACTGAGATCGGTGTTATGGTGCCCATCATTCCTCTCTGATAATGAAATTGGCGACTCTGCCCACAGGGTAGCACACAGTTCGGTCGTCATTCCAAACAAATTTCAAGCGGCCGATGGCCCGCTCGGCGCGGCTGAAACTCGAGTACGTACCTATCGCTATGTGCAAGTGGCAGTGCACTTGCGACGTGAGTTTCACGATCGAGCCGCTAGGCTTGTCTGTGTGCAGCGGCCCGTCGATGTGGGCTGTCACAACGAAGGCCATAAGATAATCGTCTCATAAAATTTTGTATTTTGCAAGCTACTTCGTATGGGACCCGGATGGGACCCACGGCTATACCGCAACTCGCGCGCCGTGCGGTATAAAGCGCAACTCGCAAAAAATTTCAAAAAATTTTTCAGATCGCACCGGGCGACCCTCTCGCGTGTGGTAGGGACCCCGATTTCGGGAACCTGATGGGACCCGCGGAACCGGGATATGCCCCCTATTATGTTAAATGGCACGCTTCTTGCCCGGCGCGCCCCGTCCACGTTATGTCACACGGCACGCGCCTTGCATGTGGCCGAGCCCACGCCGGGCAACTCGCATTATGTTACGTGGCATGGACCTTGCCCGCACGGCGCGCCGGGCGTTATGTCACATGGCACAATGCTTGCCCGGAGCTGCGGGCAATAAGCATGCCAATATAGGCCAATCGACGATCTATTTGTATCGATGGCATGGGCAAGGGTGCGCACTGCGCGCCGTACGCGGCCATACACGCAATCTCATGCGACTTGAGGTTATGTCAACTCGTAATGTTTTACGAGGTCATTCACCAGTGTTGTCAACCCGCTCCCGTGTGCTGCTGTATCCGCCCCTGCCGCATGTCTGGAAAGACATTAGCGGCGATGCGGTTGGCACAAATTACGCAAGTGCCGCAACACGCACGGCGCGACGTGTGCAACATGTTGATTGCAAAGGGCATGACTTGCCGCAACCCTTGCCGCAAGCAAATCAGCAGTTGCGGCATGCCGCATTGCCGCAACACGTAAAAGGGGTTGCGGCAGGCAGTTGCGGCAGGCATCGACACATCTTATATACGCAATTATTTACGACATTATGTGCAATAGTACTTGCAATCCTTTGCAGGTTTGATATTCTGGGCGTGTCAAATAGGAGACCACCATGAATTCAGACTCCCTCATCCAGATTGATTTCGGGCATCGCTCAGTCGATGTCAAATTGTGCGACTTGCGGCGATGGCATCGCGGCGAGGTTTCGCATACTGATATATGCAAAGCATTGCGCCTCAAGCCTACCGCGCCGGCCGCATCGATTCGCGGGCTGGTCGCTGACATCGCAACCCAGACGCCCGGCGCCGTGCAGTTCATGTGCCTATCTTGTGGTGCGATGACGTACGGCTGCGACGCTATCGGCCCTGAATTGTGCGAACCCTGCTATGAGCTGGCCGGGCTTGATAATCAGTGCAACGATGAATCGCGCGCGCCGGACCATGACGAGGGCATGTGCACCATTGCTTGGCTTGATGAGATCGCACGAAATGGTGGCGACGCTGACCGCGCGCGTGCATCGTGCGAGTACATCTGGCCGAACGAGTAACCCACAACACGCCCGGCGCGCTGTTGCGCCGGGCATCGGAGACTGACATGAGACAAATTACAAACGAAAGTGTGCGCGCGCTGATGCGCGGGCAGACTATGAGCAAAAGCAACATGCACACGAGCACGCACACGGCTGCCGAGTGTCACGTCACTAGCCTGTACTTGCACGGGAACCTGATAGCAGAGAAGCGCGGCACGGGGCCCGACTTCGACGTGATCTTGTACGATGCCGGCTGGCAATCGACCACCACGAAAGAGCGGCTAAACGGCGTGCTCGCGTGGTTGGGTTTGCCGCATTTGATATACCAAAAAGACTATGAATGGT